TCGAATTAAATCATATTCAGTTCGATATACACCCTCAATATCTACATATTGTCCATAAAATCCAGATTGAATAAAATAGTCAACCCCGTCCTCATTGTTGGGAGGAACGGGGGCAACAACAGATTTAGATTTTTTAACGTTATCTTCAATCGAAAAACCAAAAAGTTTCGCCATCTTATAAATTTAACTTGTTATTATGTACTATTTAGTTAATATCCGAACCACCAGCAGCAGAAGAAGTACCTTTAATTGCTTCCCACCAAAGAATTTGGAATTCTACAGTAAACTCTTGAATATTTGGTGTATTATAATCAAGAGTAATTGCTCCAATTGATGTTGGGAAAATATCATAAAAATGATATGCTCTTAAAGTAGATCCATCACGATCTAATTGATAAACAAAGGCATCTGCTGTATATGAAGTTGGGTCTGTTGTACCAGTATTATCAGAAACTCTATTGATCTTGTTCATCCAGTTTTCAAATGCTGAACGAATTGCAAAATCAGTATCATTTAAAATACTAACAGTCCAACTTTCAAATGTTCTATCTCCAGCAACTTTTAAAGTTCTTCCTCTAAAAGGAACATCAAGAGCAGCAACATTAGATGCTGGTAAATTAGCACCTTTTACTAAAAATCTGGATTTATCAAGAACATTAGTATCTGCCGGTGCAATATCTGGAAATGATAAAACTACTTCAAATAGATTAGAGCGAGCACCACCACCAGTTAATTTACTTTTGAAGTCAGTAATCTTCCTTAAAGGAGGTGGATTTAATTGTTGTCTAGTTGCCATAGTTTTTTAAACCTCTAAATTAAAAGTTTCCGATTACTTCTTCAAAATCAACACCAGTCTTGGTGGCAACAAAGTTCAGTCCAATGAAGTTAATTGATCTTGCTGGTTTGATGTAGATATCAGCAACAAATTCATTATTATCTATCACTGCAGCAGTGTTATTTGTTTCATCACAAATAACAACATAATCAAAGATTCCTCTCTTTGCCTGAACATCACGAAGAAATGGTTCAATAGTATTTACAAAGTTAGTTCTTGTAAGTTCATCATTAAACTCAAAGAGAGCATCTTTTGCTGCTTGAGAAATTTCATTCTCAAGATAAACGAACAAACGACGAACGTTGATTCTATCAAATGCTGATGATTTAGCAAGTCCAGTCTTATCTCCGAAGAGAATAATTCCTGCTCCTGGAGAAAATACTACAGGATTAATTCTGCTAGAGTACAGACGATCTCTTTGTGTTTTTGTTGGATTGTATGCCAATTTAACAGCATTTAGAATTGCACCTCTAGTTGTTCCCGCTGGTGAATACCATGGGAAGTTATTAATATCATTGCGGGCACAAAGACCTGCCATGTCTCCGTTCAAAGGAACATATCTAAATGTATTTGAGAATCTGTCATACATGTATTTGTATCCACTATCAAATACTGCGTATGATGAAGAACTTACTGGAGCATAAAAACTAATTACATTATTTGTAATATCTGCTGCAGAGTTTACATTTACCGCTGTCTGTGATGATGTATCAGTTAAAGCAGCACCTCTGTATGGTGAGATAAATGCAAGTGCATCCTTTCTTAGTTCAGCAACAGAAATAAGTTTATTTGCAAGTGCTTGTGCAGTAGAAATATCATATGCTGCAGAACCCATCAGTAAGAAATCGACAGTGTAGTTATCAGTCGATTCAAACAAATCATATCCGTCTGATAATTCTGCTAATGATGCTGTAAGAGCGCCAGAAGAAGTGATGTCAATACCACCGTCATAATTTTTACCACCTGTTAAAGTATTTGTTGAAGATCCAGTGGCAGCAAAAATAACTCCGTCTGCTTCTTGATCCCAACCAACATCTGATGCAAGAGTAAATCCTGAACTATAACCTGTCGTTACAATTCCCGCAGGAGCACCTAAACCAAAAATGTATTCTGAATTATTTGTGAGATACTTTCTCCAGTAAGATGGATTGCCTACAGAGAATTCTGCATCAGATGCTTTGGAAAGACTTAAATGCTTTTCGAGAATAGTACCAGCGTTTCCAGTAACTGTCCCTAAAGTATCAATTGTAACTACATGAACTTCATCAAACCTTGAGTTTCTTGCTGCAGCATATGCAGATGTTGCAGGTCTTGGTGCAATGTTATTCCAATTAATTGATGATGATGTTGTTAAACCTATTGTTTGTTGGTCAAACCAATCAAGTCTTGATGTGTAAGAAGCATTTCCGTATGAAGTTGTTTGAGATGTAGTGTGAATAGCAACATTTCCGGAAGAAGAAAATGCATAAACTCCCGATGGTTGATAATCTACTGTAATTTCGGTTCCACCTGCAGATACATGACTTAAAACTTTTACATCAACTGAACTTACTCCAATACCTGTAATAATACCTTTTAAATATCCATCAAGAACAGATGTTGAACCAGCACCAGGATTTATTCTACCAACAACTGACTGAGTAACTCCATAACCAACTTGTAGTGATGCACTTACTGTTGATGTTGATCCAAAATCAAAAGTAGTTGTTATAGGTGCTGCAGAAAGTGAAGCATTTGAAATCGTAATCACTCCAGATCCAATTGCAGTAACAGTTGTTCCCGAAGAAACAACTCCACTTACATCACATCTAACTTCTTGTCCTAATGAAATTGAAGTTGTTACAATTCCAATAGTGCTGGCAGATCCAACAAGAATACCACTTCTATTCGAAATAGCCTCTACAAAAGTTGTAACTGCACTGGTGCTAATACCTGTTAAAATCTGATCTGCCTTAGAGTCAATAATTGCAACTCTAACTCCATTTGACCAAGATCCTGGATTTCTAGCAGCAACTACAACATTAGCAAGAGTGTTTGTATCATATCCAAGAGCGTTATAATGATCTAAACCTTTGATTTTTACACTAGAAGCAGTTCCTACAAAACCATTTCTTAAATCTACATCATCTGCTCTTACCACTCTAAGAGATCCACCATAAGCAAGATAAGATGATGCAACTAACCAATCTTCATAATGCTTGTCAGTTGCATATGGTGCTCCAAAGTTAACTAGTAGATCATTTTCGTTTTCTACTAAAGTTGGTTCATCTACAGGTCCTTTAGAGAAAGGTGCAACGATCGCTCCAACCTTATTTGATGATGGAGTTACTCTTCCTAGAGTTAAATCGATTTCCTTTACTACAATTCCAGGAGATGCTAAATTTAGCGGCATCTTTATTCTCCGTATTAACCAGAATTATTCTAAAAATATTTATGAAAAAGGTTATTTACAACGGGGAAACAATGCACGAACATCACCAATCAGGATATTCCCAATTGGTAGAATATGATTTCTTTTTTCTTGATTTTTGTATTCTTTTTATTGTGCATTCTTTACATTCATAAGAATACGATGATGATATTGTATTATTTTTTCTTATTTTATAAAAACTTTCTATTAAATTTTTTCTGTTTTTACAATTTCTACATATTCTTTCAGTAAGAAATAAATGCTCTACTTCAAATTGATCATCTAAATCCATTTATCTGTATTCCCACATATACGAGCGATCTCCATATTCGTCTACATTCCATACTTCAAGTGGGTTATTTTCATTTTTTTGTCCGGCAAATACCCATCTATCTCCAGTTTCTTCATCGATAGTGACACCAAAATCTTCTAAACCATCAGAAATAAATCCAAAAGGAGACATATCTTGTTCAATTTGATTTTTTTGTTCCTCGTAAATTCTTTTGCGGACATCATTATCCGTCATTTCTTTAAAATAATCTTGAGCAACTAACCATGAAAAAATTACCAAGCACATCGCCAAATCATCATTACAACCTTCTTCTGCCTCAAATGAATTACCTCTCTGTGCAAATGTTGTAAGTTCACTAATAATATCATAATCAGTTGTGAGTAACTTATCATCTTCTAGGAGAGTTTTCAAATTAGAGCATCCTAACTTTTTAACAGCAGCTGTCATTCTCACTCCAAGTTGAGATTTTTTACCACTAAATCCTGAACCTACAATTTGACCTGCACGACCTCTCATTGCACACATGAGAACATTATCATATTCTAGATCAAAATGTAAAATATTTGCTACTTGATCGCCAATATCATTAACTTCAACTAATAACCAAGCATCATTATAACCTCTTGCTACTTCATGAATAACGCTTGGAAACAACATTGGTTTAATCTCATTATTTCTATATTTTGCTACAATCCTATATGGAAAATTAGTTATGTCAAAAACAATAAATGCAGAGTAATCATTTCCAATACCGCGAGCAACATCAACTGTAATTAGATAATTATTTTCTTCCTTTGGATGCTCATAAACATCAAGACCAGCGTTTCTTTTAAGCGGGTCATCATAAACAAGATTACGAAGTTTTGCTGGATTAATAAGGGTATTAACCGAACCTAAAAACTCACATTCAAACTCAACCTTAAACTGCTGCTCGCTAGTATTTGCAATTGTCTGTTCCTTCCATGCTTGGTCTCTACCAGGCACTTCTGACCAATGAACATCTGTAGGCACATATTCGTTCTTGCCCCTTTCAGCGTCATGCCACATGCGGTAGAAGTGGTTCATACCGCGAGGGGTAGAAACAATAATTACTTTTGTGCTTTGACCAGAAGAAATAGTAGGATAAACAGAGGCAAAGAAGTCATCAGCAATGTGATTCGGGATGAACGCAAATTCATCCAAAAAGATGACATTATAAGATCCGCCTCGAACAGCAGATGAAGAAGTAGAGTTTGATGAAATTTTTGATCCATTTTCTAACTCTAGAGAGCCCTTATTC